CAGCTCCATCAGCTCCATCAGCTCCATCAGCTCCATCAGCTCCATCAGCTCCTGCAGGTCCAGTAGTTCCAGCATCTCCCCGATCTCCTTTTCCACCGGCAGTTCCATCCTCTCCGTCAGCTCCGTCAGCTCCAGCCGCACCTGCAGCTCCAGCAGCTCCAGCAGGACCCATAGGTCCTACAATGCTTTCTGTATCATAACTAATCCATTTCATTATGCTAAGTAATCTTTCTTATTTCAACGCTGTTTATAGTAGCTTTTAGATCTGTACTTAAAAATACCAAATCACTATAACTTGATGTTCCTGGTGTAATATCAATAGACACTTTACCATTATATAAGCTCTCGTTAAATATGACCTTGCCTTGTAAAAATACACTTAAACTACCAGAAATATAGTTAGAAACATCGAACGAAACTCTTTGTGAGGTTGCTGCTACTATTTTACCGGATAATGGTAAAACGGCAGTTGCACTATTCGATACGTTTGCTGTTAAAGTTTTACCATCAAAAACCCAACCTTCTTCTAAAATAAAGGTATCTGTATTCGTTAAGTTTTCACCAACGCTTGAATATGCCGGTGGTGTTGTAAAATTAGCTATGATATTCGTTGATTCTGACTCCTTGCCTATATCTAAAAGAGATAAAACTAAACCTTCAGTTAGTATTGTTTCAGTAACTGTTGTAGTACCAACAATTGATGATACACTAGAATCTAAAATAGATCGTGTTTGTACAGGTGTTATTGTTGTACTATAGCTACCTAAAGAAGGGACCGTGACAGAAATAGAGGTCTCAGGTATTGTAATATCTGATAGTACTGAATCTGCTTTGTTTAGAGAACCAATTGAATTCATTAAAGACCTATACATTTCTAATAGTATGAAATATTTAGTACTTGTGTTGTATATGCCGTATAAATTATTATTTAATACCTTAGAGAAAGAAGCATAGATACTGGTTGATTCGTTAATATTTGAGAATGTTCGTGAAAAAGTTCCCTGACTTACTGAAGCGTTTAAAACAACAACTTGATTTGGAATTTCACTCTCATATAAATTAGCAATTGATTCTCCAAGATATTTATGGACTAAATATACTCGTTGCTCGGCTGCTAGTTTTTCAAAAGCAACTCTAGTCATACGAGCGCTAGCAATAACTCTATTTGTTATACCCGCATATGTCTTTAACTCAGCAGCAGCAAGTTTCTTTGCCGCAAGAAGATCGGCTTCTCTTTTCTTTTTTCTATCTATAGCCATATTTACTTTGTATTATTTAGAAAGAGCTGACTTTATAGCACCTATCATCGCTCCATATTCATCATACTTCTTGATTAAACCATTAATTGTTTTTTCAGCTTTATCAAGATCAAAATCATCTCCAAACGCTTTCTGTAACAGCTTTTTAGCATATTTTCTAAATTGACTATCAGACTTAATCTCACCTTCAGAAATTTCGTCATCATCGTCATCATCGTCCCCGTCATCATCGTCCCCGTCATCATCGTCCCCGTCATCATCGTCATCATCATCGTCATCCACATTTCTAGGTCCGTCGGCATCCCTGTCGTCGTCATCAATCGTTTCAGATGCAAATAGGTTGTTTATAAACTCATCTTTTTGGTCTTCGGTTAAATCATCTAGTGAAGAAATATCCAAATCAGAAAGAACTGCCTTTACTTTTTCGGCAATTTCACCTCTCTTAACTTCGTTCTCTTCGCCAATCTTTACTGCAGTGTTATCTGCTGATATTTTTGAAAACGTCTTAAAATTACTAATCTTTTCCATTGTGTTTGTTATTTTTATTTACTATAGTATATATTCGAATAATATTACTCAAAGGAAACTTTCTTTATGGTGAAATTGAACTTCTCTTGTTTGTATATTTTTTGTCTTACTTTACTATGTTTATATAGGTAGTTATCCCAATCTACTGTTCTAATATCATCTACAAAATCTACAATTAAAACCGCATCCTTTGATTCATGTTGTCTTAAACCCCTTCCTATTGATTGTCTAATAATTATCTCAGACTTAAATGATTCTGTGAAAAATATATTATGAATCTTCTTAATTGAAATACCAGTACTAAAGGTTCCAAAGCTTGCGACAATTACGACCTCTTCTCCAGCCTCCATTTTCTTTTTGTACTCTTCTCTAATATGCTTATCAGTTCCGCCGTCAACATAGAAAACTCGTTTGTTTGTTTCGTTTCTAAGTTTTTCATATATCCTTTTACCGTGTTCGATCCTATGAAATAATACTAGACTGTTCTTTGGTATTTTACCAATAACATTACATATGAAATCTAATCTAGATGGGTTTTGCATCACGAAGTTTCGTTCTAAACTAAAAACATCCTTGCTGTCATGTCTACTTCTCGATAGTTCAAAGAATGCGTTTCGTTCGACATCTGTTGCATAGCTCATTTCAATTACCTTGACATTACACCTTGCAATATAACCCTCATCTTGTAAAAAAGCAGCTTTAATTTCTGTAATTACTGGGCCAGTTTGGCTCATCAATGTTAAATTATCTAGAGTTCCGTCTTTTGGCAAAGTGCCAGAAAGACCAAACTTATAGTCTGCATTTTTACATTTACTTAAAATTGTTTTAATTGAAACGCTTTTTGCTTTATGAGTCTCATCAACAATAACTGCGCCAAACTGATCAAAATATGCCGTTGGCTTTTTAACTAACGACTGATAAGTACCTATAATTACATTCTTATTTTCTTTAATCTTCTTCCCTGAATAAATTTGTTGAATCTTCAAATCGATTCTATTCATGTAATTATAGTCTTGGAAATCTTCACTAGCTTGTAAAACTAACGAAACATTAGGTACGATAAACAATATCTTGTCTACTACTTTGTTTTCGAGTAAATACCCTACTGTTAAAAAACTTATTAGTGTTTTACCTGCTGATGTCGCAAGTTCTGAAAGACTTCTTCTAAATCTCAATATATTATATGCGGTATCTATTTGATAATCTCTTGGAGTTATCTCGCTACCTTTAAAGAATTCTAAAGCCCACTCAGTAAATTCATCTTGTTTGATGCTTGGGTCGATAAGACGTCTTATTCCATTAATTTGAAGTTCGTACTTATAGTCTTTACAGACGTTCATTACGTATCTCCAAAGACCTGCTGGAATCCATTTGTCATCTTTGATATAAGATACATACCCGTCCCATACCCCTTTTTTAACCAGAGGATTAAACCTCCAACTCTCAATTCGTTTTGTGAGTGAAATGTTTAATTGTTCTAGTTCTAATTCAGTTACTTCATCTATTCTGAGAAACTGATTATCATCTGTTAGTGTTAAAACCAATATTTAATATTTATAAACGGGAAATATCTAAACGATTCTTAATTGCAAAGCCCATATTATCTAGAGTTTTGATGGAGCCTTCTATGAAAGATTTTTGTGAAACTAATAAATCATAGATATGCATATCATCTGATAGATCTGCTTCAATAAACTTTTCCTTTTGCTTATCACTCAATTTATAATCATAGTTGAAATATTCAATCCACTTTAGTTTGTAATTCTTATCAACCGTAGACTTTTGACTTCTTATTTTAGCGGATAGGGTAGCAAGATTTTCTATAAGTATTTGTCTATAGCTTAAAGTATATGCGCTAACCCCCTCAAGGTTATCACCTCTTTTTAGATCAAGCGTTAGGTCTTTAATTTTATCAGTCCATTCGACTCGCTTAGTACTTAAATACTCGTCAAGCTGAAGAACTTTATCTGTTTTTTTAGTCATTTAAAAAAGTTCGTTACTGTTTCTACTAGGTTTGATGTATTTACAAGCTGTTAGTTTCTTTGCAAACTTAGGTTTTATTGGAATATCTACAGACCTATGATTAGGTGTAGATGCTTTAAACCCAAGAAATGCTTTAAGATTCTTTTCGTTTCGGCGTTCATTGTCAAACTCTTCGAATTCTAAATCAATCATTTCAATTATATCCTCCATCATAAGTAATATGCGTCTAATCGTGAGTCAGTAAAATAACCACCAATATTGTTCAAGCATTTTGATTTGCTCTCCCAAGACACCATCACTAAATCTTTGAGGTCTTTTATTTTGTTTTTATATATATTCATATTATTTTCGTCAATAAATTTAGACCACATAAAAACTCGCTTGCCGTTCTTAAGCTTCTCCAACATCTTCTTTTTTCCGGGATCGTCATTATCAAACATATATCTTACAGTTGGAATTTCGTCAAGTTCTTCAGTAGATCGACCAACTGAAGCAAGGCCTAATGTATTTTGCATAAACATCGCGTCGATGGGTCCTTCAAATATTGTTACGTCTTCTTGGAAATTTACCATCATGATACCAAAAAGAGTAGAGAGCTTCTTCATACTTGCAATTTCTTCAGGCTCTGCTGTTAATTCTCGATCCATCTCTTCATATATCCTCTCAATATCATAGGTTAAGTATCTAGAATTCTTTCTTTTAACCAGTGATCTTGTCTGATACCCTATAACCTTGTTGCCTGGCCCTAAGTTTAATACCGCTAGCCTCTTATCACTTGGTGAATATAAAAATCTATCTGTTTTATTTTGAAGAAGTCTATTTCTTAGATAAAACCATGGATAATCTCCAGGTTCTATTTCAACAAACTTCATATGTTTCTTTAATTCTTCTCTAGTTGGCGCAAGTTCTAATATCTTTTGAAATATACCATACTGCATGGTTTTTACTTCATTGACTTTTAATTTGTGGGTTTTAATATATTCGATAACACTTATTGAATCCATCTTATCTTTGAAACCTACTCCATGGTCTTTTAATAAACCATAAACATCAGTGTGTATTCCACAATTGAAACAATGGTATTGTAAAGTAGTCCAATATAAGTTACCTCTTTTCTTATGAACATCATCATGAGAATCTCCACAATAAGGACACGCAACCGTTAAACGACCTGGCATTTCTTTTACCATTCGTTTATTTGGATCAGTATGCTCCTTGACAACTACGTTTTTAATCATAGCTCTCACCTTAACCTTAAGTTCTTCAGATATGTTTTTTATTTCTTCCATTTTCTTTAAAGGTAAAAAAGGACGCTAGTTTCCCAGCGTCCTTAATTCTTCAAGCTAATAAGTTAACGACGGTTAAATTAGCTTATATGTTTAAATCGTCTAAGAATGAATCTAAGTCATCACCACTCTCTACTTTCATAGCATCGGTTTTAGGTGCAACTGATTCTGTAGTAGTTTTAGTTTCTGCAACCTTTTCTTTAGTTGGAGTTGTATTTACTACAGTATCAATAGATGTACCTGGACTTAAATATTGTCTCAAAACAGTATTTACAAAATCAAGAGTTTCTGAGTTCCATGCCTTGTACTCGTACGGTTCAAGTGAAGGAGCTGCATCAAGCTCTGTTTTAATAGCTGCCATTGTTTCTTTGCTTCTCTCAGCTGGAGTTCCGTCCATTGTAATTGCTGATGTAGAAGCCGAGAATTTAGACTTATCATAGTTATTGAACTCACCTTGTCTTGTGATGATTAACTCAAAGTTCTTACCATTGAATAAATCAAAGATTTGAGTTGGTTCACCGAAAGCTGGTTTAGTTTCTTCCTCAATTTTCTCTTTGATTTTGAAACCAAATCTGAAAATCTTATAAGTACCTTCAGACTCAGGGTTTTGAGGGTCCTTAATAATCTTAACTAAAGAATAGTATTGTTCTCTACGCTTTAATTTATCACTCATCTTTCTGTCTACTGCTGAATCAGACTTACGTAATTTGAAGAATGCTTCCGCAATTGGGCACTTTTCTCCAACAGTTGAGGGCGAATCTACGATTTTACCGTCTCCGTCTGGAGTTGTTAACCAATGCACGTACTTCTTAATAAGAGAGTTTCTTGGGTTTGACGGGTTAGGTACAAAACGTATTAGTGCTTTATAAACTCCGTCTTTTCCTTCATCTGCTGAAGGTTTGTAAATCTCATTTGATGAGGCTTTACTCTGTGTTTCATGAGTATCGACGTCTGCGATATTCAAGTTAAAAATGTCAAAATCTGCCATGTCTTTAAATTGTTTAGTTTGTTAATTGTTAAATTGTTTAGTCGTTAACTTAGTTATTATATAGAGAGTTTCAAAAATGTTTAAACTCTGAATACTTATTATATATCTTTTTTATTATATGATGTTTCATGATCTTCGCCTTTGGTTAAGGCTTTTTTCTTTTTTACCCACATAATTTATTTTATTTTTCAAACATTATATTATACTGATATGGATATTCTTGATCTCTTGCAACTATTTTGAATCCATAAGATTCTAAAAATGAAATAATTTCTGTATCCATTTTTTGATCTTCCCAGTGTTGAATACTTTCTACTTCAATTAATATTAATTTTGTATTTTTAAGAATCTCTTTTGACCCTTCTAATACTTGTAAACCACAACCCTCTGCATCTATCCATAATACATATGAATTATCTTTAGAATGAAGGCTATCTAATGTAAAGCAATCTACTTCAGTTAATTCATAACCACCATATTTTGAATCAGAATACATTTCGGTATTTCTTTTTAATAAAGAATTAGCACCAGACTTAACATAATCTTTCATTATGTAAAAATTAACCTTTTCTGTTGTATTAGATATTGCAAAGTTTTTATAATTAACATTCTTTAAGTCTTTATCATCACGGTACATTTCATAAATATACTTATTTGCTTCATATGCAAAAATACTTATATTTTCAATAGTAGATAATTCTTTAGAAGCAGATGCTTCATATGCACCTATTTCACAGAATATATCTGGTTTAATTTCTTTAGCCTTTTTATAGAATAAAGAAACTAATTGTTTATTTGTTAATATGCTCATATTATTTTATATTTGTTTTTACGTGCTATAATATTATATAGAGACTATCTTTTTTGTTTACCTTTAAAACTATTTTTAATTATTTTCTGTAGATGTGAAACAAAAACTCACAGAGCTTATATAACCTTTAAGTTTTGAAGGTGAGGGTAAAATACAGAGTCCGGGGTCTTCTAGCTCTTTTTAGTTATTTCTTTAGAAATCAAATCGCATAAAAAGAAAGCATCCACAAGATCGTCAAAGGGCTTCGGGACTTTATTACTTTCTGGCTCGATCAGGTCTTTACAGAACTTAAAGAAGTCTGAGGTCTTAATGCTCTCATTATTATTTATGTTTTGTTCAAATGAGTCCCAAACTTTTCTCTTATTCCAATTACCCTTTCCAGCAAACTTCTTTATCGTGGTTGGCGCTATTGTTAATATATAAGTAGGTTTGAGAATTGCAAGCATCTTCATTTTAAAGATTGCTGCTCCAGCCGCCATATCAATAAGATTATTAGTACCCATTTTAGATCCGTAAGACGAGCCTTCAAATGCAATGGTAAAACCGGAACCATCTGTACATTGATTTAAGATAAGACTAATAATTTGGTTAGACATAACATCATACCTCATAATCTTAAGAAGTTCTTTACTAGAATATTCTTTAGACACAGAAAAATCGGGCTGCTTGACTAACGTTACGTCGTCTAACAATCCGATTTCTTCTTGTAATTTTTGTTCTTTCTTAGTTCCAGAACCCTCTTTAATATAACTAATAAAATGAAACTTTTTAGTTTCGTCGTTATACGTACAGATTCCTGGAGAATTTAATGAAAAGTCTATTGCAACAAAATTCATAAATGTTTATTTTAAAGGGTTAATAACCTTCCTCTTGATACCAAGATTGATTTGGATCGCTTTCTGGCTCTTTTGTAAAATCGTGATTTGAACTTAACCTAGAAGATCGTGTTAATGCAGGAAATAAAACTTTTTTACTATTCTTAGGTTTCTTTTTACCGAATGCTAAATCAATACCATCACCTCTATCTCCATCGGTATATCCGTTCATTCTAGAAAGTAAAGAATAATAATCAACACCACCAAACTCTCCATAACCCTCATAAGAAGTCTCTTTAAATACACCACCTTCATTATCGTGCATGTAAACTGTTATAGTATTTTGTCTCTCAGAACCTATTTGTTCACCAGTATCTTGAGTCATCCATGAGAATTGACCCTCATTTATGCTTAATATCTCAATCTTTTCGTTGATAGTTAAATTAACAGATTCTTTAACTTCTACATTGTCGACAGATTCTGCTACAACATCTGATAAAAGTTCAATCTTTTCTCTGATGATTTCCCTTAGTTTTTGTTCAGTATTCATTTTATTTCTATTTTATTTCTGAGTTAAAGTTTTAACATCAACAGCCATCCAATCATTATCTGTACCTTTGAAGCCAGCCTCTGCTTGTACTATTTTTACAGCCTTCTTGATAGCTTCCGCAGCATTTCTTGCTATTACTTCAAGTTTTCCAGCCTTACCATAGTCTACGCCAGATACTTTGCCTTTTCCAAATTCAATTTTCCAAGTAGCAAAACCTTCATTTATTGGGTCCGTCTTTAAGGATTCTAGCTCCTCTCTGATAATATCTCTTAGTTTTTCGTTAGTCAATTTCATCGTTTTATTTATTTTATTATATTTTCTTTCCTAATGCAACACCTAATGCAGCTCCTACTAATCTTGAAGTTAACAGATCATACATAACTCCCTTTGGCGCAATACCAAGTACTTTCGCTATCATCTTACCTACAGTTTTTCCAAGTGCAAACCCAGCAAGACCTCCAAAGATAGAACCAAAGAATCCTTCGTTTGTTACAGCGTTGTCAAACTCTTCTATATTGTAAGTACCATCCTCGTTCATATATTGTTTAACAAAATCTTCAAGTGCCTTGTCCACCTTTTCCTCAAGAGCAATAGTCCACTCAGTTTGTAACGATTCAGTCAGCATAATCATCTCGCTTTCAGTTAATTCTCCTTCTACGATATATCGTTCAAATGTTTTCATATACTATATATCTTAATCTATTTCTAACTTAATGTTAAATTTGTTGTAATAAAAGTTTAATGTAAACGTAGAAAATTCAGCGACATTAGAACTCATATTCAGTTCTAGTTCTGAAATTTCATTGAGTATTGGTTTTTCAAACACGCAGCTCATCACATGAATTCCTTCAGCATCAATTATTTGTAGCTTTAAATCTTCTATAAATGGTTTCTTAGCATCTTTAGAATAATAATAAAGTAAAGTATCTTGTAAAATCCAGTAATTTATATAACCATCTAATAATTGTAACTCAACTTTAACTTGTCGGTCTGCAATTGTATTTTGTATTGGGATAGAACCTCTATGATATGTTATAGTACCATCGTTTGGTGATTGTTGTATAGGATCAAAGGAAAGTCCAGGTATAGCGATACCCTGAATACTATAGTTTATAAAATCTATAGGCTCAGATATTAAATTACCTGGCATTCTATTCAAATAAGGTCTATATTTTTCAGCAACTGCATTTGGAATAAAGTTTCTGTTAAACTTAAAG